TACGCTATCTGTAACCACATTGCCAGCCGGTAAGGTTTGAGTTACTTCTATTGGATCAAATACATCTAAATTTAAAGCCGCTACCACCCGGCTAGAATCATCCTCACCAAAGGCATCAACTGTTAATGAGTTTAACTGTAAATCTACGCCTTGCTCTTTTCGGCTTGCAATAATCATTCTTGCTTGATTAAGCGCATCCGCTTCTGTTTGCATAATGCCGCTTCTTACCCGGCTATGTTGGAAGTAATCATCAATGCTTGCCGTATCGCTGGCAGTTTGGCCGGTCAATCCTGTTGGGGTAACTGTTACTTTATTGATCATTTGATAATCTGAAATATCAAATTCCACTGCTTGATAGGTGATATCACCTGAGCCTGGTACATCACTAAAGGCTGTTGCCACACCACCTGATGCGGTAATAATGTCGGTGCGTGATAAGAACTTTGCATAGCCGCGTTGATCCATATAAAACGCGCCTAGATCAGTACCTTCAACTTCCTGGCACGCGGCTAACAATGATCTTGAACTACCGCCATCTGCCTGTACTGTTGTGGTTGTAGTTGTAGATATGTCACGCATACCACCCGGCCATTCACCAGCATCCAACAAACTTGAAATTCTTTGTGCGGTAGTTTGTCCGGCAGTGCCACCACTAACTGATGTGATCGTAGTTAAGTTTAATAATTGGAATCCATCTACACATGCCAAAGTTACATAGGCCGGATCAAATCCGGTAGGGCTTTGGTAATTCCATTCTTGTACATACATAGAACCTAAGTTATATGTAACACCTAAATACTCTGCCGTAAAGCGAATCTTACGCATAGGCTTAATCTTGCCGTACAAAGAAGAACCGGTATTGGCTGGATTAAACTCACCGGTTTCATCAACAAATGTAATGCGTGCAGTACCGCCGGTAAATGAATCTGATGATCTATTAAATGCACGCCTGATATAACACTGAGTTAGAAAGTCTGTTATATCAACTGTATCAGCGGCGGCAGTACCTAGTACCGCTACATCTAAAGGCGTTGCAGGATCATCTAATACTAATGCTGGATCAAATGAAGCACCGCCGGAGAAGTCAATCTCAGCCCTAAATTTTGCTGCTGGCATTATCTTCCTAAGTTAGTTAATTGAGTTACCGCACCTGATCGGTTTAAGTTATACAAAGCATCTTGAATTACAGATTGCAATTCACCTTCTGATATAACTGATCCGGCTACATTGACTACCACATTTGTGCCCATCCCACCCATTTTGTCTAAAGGTATAACCGCTTCTGCACCGGCTTCACCAATCATTGCTAATGTAGGTTGATTGACTACACCACCTTCTGCCATGCGTGGTATGTCAAATAGCCTTTGATAATAATCTACGGCTTGCGCTGTATATCTTGCGCTTGATCCAGCCATAGCCGCGTTTAAGCCTTCTTTTCTTAAATCTTCAAAAACTTGTTGGCCTAAAACATTTGGTGCTTCTCCGGTTAATACAGATTCTTGAAATCTTGGAGATGTTATTTGTTGAAATTGTTGTTGTTGATATTGGAATGTCATACCCACTGGCATTTTCTTTTTGCCAATTTCATCAAGCAATGCCAACATCTTGCGAAGTTCATCATTAGCGGCAAACAATGTGCGTAAGTAAATTAAAACTTCAGTAGTTGTAACTCCCCATTTCTTAGCCAACATTTCAACTTCACCAGTTGTGATTTGGCCATCTTCAATAACCTTCAATACATCTGCATAGCGTTCGGCTTCATCAACGGCTTTTTTAGTACCATCTGCTAACTTCTGTAATATCTTTACACGCAACTCATCTTCGGCAGATAACTTACGGCTTAATGCCGCCTGTAGATTGATCCGATCAAGATCAAACATGGCTTCCAACTCAGCCTTCTTTTTATCTAAAGCCTGTTGTGCCAGTTTTTCTTTAGTTAATTTCTTTTGTTTGTTTAAGGCTTCAGCCGCCATCTTGTCTAATCGTGCTTGTAATTTGGCTAACTTTTCGGCAATGGCTTTTTGTTCGGCGGATTGTTCTAAAGTATCGCCTGTACTTTCAGCAATCTTTTTACCTTCTTTTGCTAAACCTTCAAACCCTTGTAACCACCCACCAATAACAGGTATATTTTCTGCACTAAACAAAAATTTAAGTACACGATTGCCCTCAATTTTTTTGGCTAAACCATCAAAAGCATTAGTAATTTTTTGCGCTTTATCTGCCAAAGCAATTAAAATATAACCACCATTCAAACCTAATGATTCTAATCTTGAACCAAAATAATCAGAAGCATTGCCACCACCAATTAAAATTTCGGTTGCAGTAATAAAGCCTTCACCTAAACTTGTTTGTGCCGCACCTGCGCTAATCTTTAAAGCATCTAATTGACCGCCAAATGTTTCAGTGGCTCTTTTAGCCGCACCACCAAATTTTAAAGTTAAGTAATCTGTAATCTCTGCTAAGCCAATTTCTTTGGCAGTTACCGCATCAAAGCCTAAACCTAATGCGCCTAACGCCTTAAAGTTGCCCCGGCTTGCTTTACCTAACGCATCTGATACCTGGGTTAAATCAACGCCTGCACCTACGCTGGTATCTACTGCAACATTAAATAAATCTTGTGCTTTTGTTAAATCGGCAGTTTGTATAATTAAGCCGTTGATTGCCGGGGTTAATCTATCTTTAGTAATATTTGATGCTTTTTCTATACCACTAATAAAAGAATTTACGCTAGGCAGTTGATCTAATTGATTGATTGATCTTAAAGATTGTTCAACTGATTTATCTAATCTTTCCTGGGCTAAAGCCGCTTGTATAGAATTTTTTGCAAAAATCGCCATGCCAGCCGCGGCCGCAATTGCGCCGGCTTTGGCAAAAGATTTTAATCTGAATGTGCTAGTAGCAACTACTTTGTCAAATCCTTTTAACTCTTTGGTAGCACGCTCTAATCCTTTTTTATCAAACTTAGTTAAAAAGTTAATCGCAACATATTGACTTAGTGCCATGATTAACCCCTAAATTCTTTGCCTAGATATTTTTTTAATACTCCGTATAGATTATCATTTACTTGGTCACCTAATTGTTGTGATGCCCTATAAATCAATCTTTTTTCTTTGTATTCTTGCGCTCTAGGTGATCTTTGTAATTTGCCAATAAATTCTTCACTAGCATTTGGGTTACGACTAATACGCCTAGTTCTACCGCGTGATCTTGATGATCCAAAACCTGCCAACTCATAAATTATACCTGGTACAGATTTATTTATCACCGCTATTGCAGTTACACCAAATGTAACGCCTTTAATTCTTTGTACTTTGGTTTTAGCCGTACTTACTCTAATGCCGCGTATAACTTCTGTTTGCGACCACTTCCAACGGCTTCTTTTATCTTTACCAATAGTTCTACCCCGGTGTACTTGATCATTAGCCCAACCCCATTGTGGTGGGTAATTTGGTTCTACTTCACGCCATCCTGGAAATGGTTGATGTGGTACAAAATCTTGGGCTAATTTTGCAACCGGCTTAACAGCCTTACTTAATCCCCTTCTAAATTCTTTTTGTAAATCAGGATCAACCTTTTTCATCTTAGCCATTAGTTCATCTAAATTTTCAACATGGATTGATGGCACTGCCGCCAAAGATCTAATGCGGCCAGGCAATCCTGAATATCTAGGATTAAGCATTACTTCCGCCTAACTGTTGCCTTCTTATTGTTGTAATGTTTTTCTTGCAAGATGGCTTTAATGGCTGAATAAATCGCCGGATCAACCTCTAATAAATCTTTAGGACTTATTCCGGTTGCAACCGCCACAGATGCGACTTCAAAAATTTGGCCGTGGCGGTCTATCCATTTTTTGAGTCATAAACCAAATCAACATCTAAATATTGATTGATGTAGTCATCACCAAAAAGAAGTTCTGTTTTGCCGGCATCTTTTTCTAAACGCCAGGCAAACCACCATAAATCCGATTCCATTTGTAATTCACCTAACCGCTTACGCCAGCCTGTTTTAAATTCGGCTTCAAAAGCCACCTTTGCGGATGGCGTAAGATCGTAGGTTAATTTCTTACCATCTTTTTTAACAATTTCAATTTTGTGCATTGTCCCACCCTTTTCTTATTACGCGCTTGTTGATTTCGTTAATGCAGTTACTGGAAGGGACACGCTGACTTGGGCTACTGCATCAATTGCACCATTAACCGGTGTCCATGATGAAATAAGGCAAGACATTGTGTAACTTGGATTTGTAGCAGTTACTGTACCTGATACTGGTATCAATTTGATATTCAGTTTAGTACCTAGCGCATCTTCAAATAGTGCGTTCACTGATGCTGATGCAAAATCATTGTACAGTTCAAGATTTAGCGTTGGGCGTTCAATCCCACCGATCATGTTCTGTATATTGTCATTCATTGCAGTGATCTCTACTTGATCAATTTCGCGTGCTAGGCTTACAGTGCTGACATGATCAGTAATGGTAGTTGTATTAACAATCACGGCAACTTTGTTACCCATAAATATGGCCATATTTTTCCTTTCGTTACTAACCTATCAACTCTACTGAATATTGATAACTTAGGTAGTCAATATTAGCGGATGTTATTGTTCCCGGGGATGCAGACACAACCCTGAGCGTTTGTACAGCACCGCCTAAAGTTTTATCAACTTCAACAGCGGCTTTAATTGAAGTAGAACCGGATGAAGCAAGTAGCCCATCCAATCTTGATTGTCCATCTTTTTCACTCATTCTTCCAACTACAACAATGATCTGACAACTTGCAGAATCAAATCCTCTGTTCAATGTGTAATCATAATTCATTGATAATTGGCCAACTATTGCAAAAGCGTTATTGGTTGGGATGTTTGTAGAATCGGGTACATAGTCAAATACACGCATACCGGTTATTGTGCTTAGGGCAGTTTTAAGATTAGTTCTAACTGTACCGGGATTCATGCAACCACTTCTTTTTTGTATGCCCTGACCATTGCGGTTACATCTCTACCTATTGGCGACATTCTAACTACGCCTAAATCACCTAATCCTAATATGCCACCCGGTGCATCTTTACGCTTGTATAGATCAGCGGTAAGAATTAAACAAGCCATATTTATATCATCCGGCACTGACGGCCAGCCCCATCTTGCAGTTACTTGCACACCTGGGCGTAATCCATTTTGTGTTAGCCCTGGAAATATCGGCCAGGTTTCGGTATTAGATACCATAGTTAATTGGGTAAATGGCCGGTTCAAAGATGATGCGGTTAATGGGTCTAAAATGTAATCTTGATTTAAAGTTAAAGTTTTTGCGTATGTGCCGTTGCCGTTTGAATCGGTTTTTACAACCAAACTTGATGTAGTACCAATATCATCTACATAAACAAAAATATCTGAATAGGCGCGATAAAGCCGCGCTGATGCTGTTGCATCTAAATAAAATCTTCTGTTAGCAATCCGATCAATTGATCTTGATGCTGATTCAACTAAATCTTCTAGCAAGTCATTATCAGTATTATCTGATATAGACATGTAAGCCTTAATTTGAGTTAATGTTGCATATCCATTTGTTATAGCCATGATCGGTATCCAAATCCTGTACTGCCCTGGGACATTAGACAAACTCCATTCATTAAATACCGATCATAGTTAGAATCCAGGCCACTGGAAGGGTAGCGGCCTGGAAACTTATTGGTTTAGAAACTTGGTGTTGCTAAACCTGTGCCGTTAATTTGTGCAATTGCTTTTCCATAGCGATCTGCGGTAAATGCTGACATACCGAATAGAACGATATTGATTGCAACCTTGCCTGATGGTTCTTCAAATGTAACATAGGTAGGTGCGGCTGCTTCTTCCCATAGATGACACTCATTAAGATCAACCACAAAGATTGTATCTTGATTTGTTGATGCACCCTTATCGGTTGCAATGTTGGCATCCACAATAATTGGCAATCCTAGAATTGAGTAACCTGAGTTACCATATTGCGGTGCGCCGTTACCTGTACCCATTGCGTTCATAGGATTGTATGCCTGTGGCACAATCAATGGCCTACTTGAACCATCAACACCGGCCAATAAGAATCCTAGACGGCGTGGGTGCATGATTACTGCATTTGGGTTTACATAGATATTGCTTTGAATTTGCTGGATGCTATCGGCAATCTTAGGATACAAACCCGCGACTGTTCCTGTGGTCGCTGTATAAGTTACTAAAATTCCAGTAGTCATATTTACTAGACCTAATGGTTGACCATTTGATCCTGATCCGTTGATTAGTGAGTTATCCAACTTGGTGTGATAATCACGAATCAAATCACCTAGAACAATCCCCTCAATGTTGTATCCGCGTAGTAATGCTTGCTTAGATACTGATTGTTGGCCTGCAATTGTGTTTACATTTACAGTTAGGGTGTTATCTGCAATATCTTGTGATACTGCGGCTGTGTTCTGTGATGTTTGATATGCAGTTGTAGTACCAGTATTTATCTTAGAGATAACCACTGACATACCCTGTGTTGGTAATTGATGCTTGCGTGCGGCATCCGCAAATGGGCGGCCGGCGCGTGCTAATGGTGCATACAGATCAACTAGGTATTGTGGCACTACTAAGCCGGCAAAGTTGGATGTACCAACTGCACGCTTCTCAATTGCCATTTCTTGTTGGTGGCGTGCGATTCTTGCGCTTGCATCACCATCAGTTTTAAATTGTGCTTTTAATGCATCAGTTAAGAAATCATTGTTTGATCTCTCTGAATAAGTAAGTTGCTCACTTGTAACAATAAAGCCACCGGCGCGTGCCTCTTTCTTTGGCTCAATGTTTGCATCAACTTTAGCGGCTAGATCAGCGGCTTTTTGATTGCGTATTTCAATAT